TCTAGCTATAGCCTTATCTATAAGATTTTATCTACCAGAAAACTTTTCATACGACACACCTATAACTTTATTTTTCTTATAAAAGTACTTTACGATGCAAAAGCAATTATTTGTGAGCACCATTAGTGAAAACAAACTTGGAAAAGTCAAAGCGTTTGTAACGACGGAACGATGTGTCGTTCGACTGTCGAGTGATGATGATTACCATAATTTGTCGGAACTTTTGGAAGTTGTCACACCCTGCGAATCAGGGGAGTCAACCCAGATAAAGTGGACTGCTTCGGCCGTATACAAAACGGCAAAGCGTGTTGAGTTTTTTCCTATCGATTTCAATTCTTCCCATCCTCTCCCCCCCTTCTCGAGGGCTTGTAACTTTTACCATATTATCTTACCGCTTATGTGTGAGCTTATTAAGGTAGGTGACGGTGCCCGAGTCCTCGTACAACCCGTATCATATTTTGTTCACGACCAATTAGTCGAAGCACTCCTATTTATCATTCCTCAGAACCAATGTTTGACTGAGGGTGATGGGGGTGTTCAAGACGCCCAAGGTGGTCCGTTTTATCATATATCGGATGTAATTTTAGAATTCCTTTGCCCCTTTTTACTTGTTCAGTCCAATATCAAGAACCGATCAAATGATGGTTCTAACCAAGTTTCTTTCTTATCTGCTGATCCTGGTATGTATTTCCATTTTATTTTGGAACTGCTTAACTTTGATTCTTTTGATGAGAAAGAACTTGAAGAGGTCATTCAAGACCTTAGTTACACAATCACATGCGATTCGTTATTTAAACGTAATCCAACCGTTTCACATTCATTTAAAAAAATATTTGATTTTTCTTTCTATGATCACATGAACAATAGTTTTTGTTTCTTTTTACAAGACCTTGTTGATGATGCCTTTAATAGTGGTTCTCGATCTACTTGCGAAATTGATCACCCTTTGTTAGATGATAACGAATCCCGTTTACAATTGCAATTTGCTGGAAGAATGTTTTCTTCGCGGGAAACTTTCCACGGCTCTATTGTAGCTGAAATGTTTGCTGACAATTCTTTTGGTAGAATGTTCAGTAAAGATAATGCTCCTGCTCCACCTAAGAAATCATGGCTTGAAAATAACCTTGGTTTCCCCATTGATAGCGTGAAGCTACTTGTTGAGAAACTCCATTCATTCATTGACGATATTAATGAAGGTGCAAAGAAGGCTAAAGACTCTTTTTTCCATTATCTGCCCAAAATTACTATTATCATTTACTGCATTACTCTCATTTATGCTGCCTATAAAGTTATTGTGAAGAAAGATTATTCCTTGCTAACTGGTCTCGGTATTTTTACCGCCGCTGTTGGTTTCTGTTTGCCTGAAGAAATTCAGATTATTGCAGACAGTGTCATTCAGATGGAGGAAGTTCATACTGAAGGTCCGTTTGAATGGGATAATATTGTATCTTTGCTTACTCTCGCTCTAGCGTTTTTTGCTGGAATGGATTTGAAGAAATTTAAATTCTCTGTCAAAGATCTTATGAGCAGTATTGGCAACTTGCCCAGACTTGAAAAGGGTGTTAGTCACCTCTTTGATAGTGTCACTAGAATCATGAAGGGTGCCATAAATTGGATTAGGGAAACCATATTCAAAATGCATCCAATCCTTGAGAATACTAGTGGCGTTGCCGATGTTGATAAATACTTGGGCATGTGTAAACCGCTCATTGAGAGATCGTGGAATGTTTTGCCTCCTTACAAATTAGAAGACTATAACGAAATTATGAGACTCCAAACTATTGGTGGTCAGCTCCTTTGTTCCAAATCTTTTGGTACTACTGAAGTTGATACTAGAGTTAGGAGGATCATATCTTCAATGCTTATTCTATTAGAAAAGATACGCAGACCCTACGATGCATCACCATTAAGAGCCAATTTTACCAAGTGTGAACCCTTAGTTATACTTTTCCAGGGTGAACCCGGTCAAGGAAAATCTTTTGTTGCCCTTCAGGTTGCAAAAGCACTTACTGAACTTTTGTGTCCCGGTGCTCGTGATAGAGTACAGGAACATGAAGCAGAGTATATTTTCCAGAGAGCACCTGAAACTGTTTATTGGGATGGTTATACTGGTCAATTTTGTACCATGGTTGATGATCTCGGCCAGAGTGTCGATGTCAAAGGCCAAGCTGACTCTGAATACATGAGTTTTTTTAGAATGGTCAATGTTTTCCAAGCCCCATTACACATGGCAGAGCTTACTCAAAAAGCTAGTACATTATTTCAGTCTAGCTTGGTTATTGCCACCTCCAACCACACCAATTTCCAAACAATTTCTAGCATAAATTTCAAAGATGCTTTTAGACGAAGATTCGATGTTCCTGTTGGAATTAGAGTTAACGTCAAACAAGATGAGAATGGTAACTACTTGTATAGTAAGATTGCCCCCAATGGAAAACACATGCTCGACATTAGTAAATTCTGTAAAGATTCAATATGTTTTGACATATATGATAAAGTAGCCGAACCAGGTGAAGAGAGAGTTATTAAGAACACACTCAATTTTACAGAATTTATTGATCATTGTAAGAGAATATATGCCCTTAAATCTGTGACCTTTGAGAAAAGTATTGAGAAAGCCAAGAATACCATCCGCGAACTTTTTATTGAAGTTGATGACGATTTCAACCTCGCTGGTGAATTCAATTTAGCTGAAGACCCTCTTGACAAATTGGCCAGGGATATTGCTGAAGAACCTGAATTGGACTCCTCTAGCGATCCTGAAGATTTTGATAGTCCCGGTGTTTTTGGAGATTTCCATGCTACCGCCATTGCTTCTGAGACTAACATCAAAGATTACCATAGGCAGAAGAAGGAAATGGATAGATTCTTACGATATTCTTTCACTCCTGGACAACCTTTGTTCGTCAGGGTAACTGAAATGGTTCAGAAACAATACGCTAGAATTGGTGTATTCTTGTACGAAACTTACTTTGCTGCCAAGAAGACTTGCAATAAGTTGTGGCAATCATTTACCAATTGGGCTGAAGATTCCTTTATTTCAGTCATTAATTATTTGGAAAGTTGTAATACATGGATAGCAACGGCCGTCACTGTCACTTCCGTTACCATTGCGCACCTGTTCACCAAATATCCAATTCTTAAATGGTCTGCAACAATCCTTGCACTTGTTGGTGTATATAAGTTGTTTACCTGGATGTTTTCTTCCAATGATAAAGATGTTGAGTCTGGTGGTCATGGAGAGTATAAAAGAACTATTAGGACCACTCCCAATGTTAAAGTAATGAATTTTAGAAGAGATGACAATGGTAAATTCCATGCGTATGATAAATCTACGGAATCTCCAGAAGAAGGTCCTTTTAATGATGTTCAGAAGAAGGTTTTGAACAAAAACACGCTCATAGTTCGTAGAGCTGGCATTGAAGAAATTTGGGCCAGAGCTACTATTATTCAGGGTTGTGTTGCAATCATGCCTAGTCATTACTTCACTGAGATGACGTTCAAGACTGCTTCAGGTCTATGGTCAGACCAAGACATGATCCAGTTTTTCTCTTCCAAGGACGTGCTTATCAAAAACACTACTGTCGAAGAGTTGTTGAAAACTGAACGCCATGAAGTTCCTAATAATGATTTGATGTTATTTTCATTACCTGGTAAATTGAGAACTTTTCCAAATATAGTCAAGCACTTTATTAAGGAGTCTGATTTGCCAATTAAATACATTGATGCATCTTTGTTGACTGTTCTTGATGAAGGTAATTTGCTCATACAAAATACTGATGTCAAACTATCCAAAGAGATCATGTATTATGGTGACACCTCCAATAATCGATACAATGTCAATCGTAGTTTCTCCTACATGTGTGATTCTATGCCTGGTGATTGTGGTTCCATAATTACAGCATGTAATCTTTCCTATTTTCCTGCTCCAATACTTGGTTTTCATATAGCCGGTCAGATGACTAATGAAGGTAAGTATGGTTATTCCAATGTTATTACTTATGAATTGCTTTGTGAAGGTTTGTCAATGTTTTCCGCAGTTGACAAAAATTCTCCGCCGTTGCTTGATCACAAGTATTTTAAACCAAGCGAAGTTGATCATATATACGACACGTTTAGAGTTGCTGGCAAAACCTCCCTTCCAGTTGGTAGAGCTTATAAATCTAAACTTGTCAGAACACCTCATTTATATGAATCACTTGGTTCTTGTGATGTTGCTCCAGCTAATATTACGCCTTCTAAAGATTATGATCCAATATCTATCGCGACTTCAAAGTATCAACAACATGCTCCCCACGTCCCTAAAGAAGTTCTCAACTTTTGTGTCGACGACTTATCTAAAGAAATTATATCAAAATCTAAGCCATATGTTCATTATGATCTTACGTTTGAACAAGCAGTCGCTGGTATACCTGGCAACCCATATATTAAGGGTTTGCCTCGAGGTACTAGCGCAGGTTATCCTTACTGCAAGTTAAAGCCACCTGGTTCCAAGGGTAAAAGATCTCTTTTTGGCTCTGATGGAGATTATGATTTTGAATGTGATGAATCTAAGAAACTTAAACTAGAAGTTCTAGAGATACTTGCAAAAGCTAAGGAAGGCACTCGGATGTGTCACATATATTCCGACTTTCTTAAAGACGAAACTAGGCCCATTCACAAGACGCATAAACCTCGTCTTGTTAGTTGTGCCCCTGTAGCTTTCACTATAGCTTTTCGCATGATATTCTTACCAGTTCAAGCGTGGCTCATGGAAAATAGAATAAACAATGGTTTTGCTGTTGGCATAAATGCTTTCCAGGAATGGACCCAGCTTGCTATTCATTTACAATTTGAAGATACAGATAATTCAATGATAGCTGGCGATTTTAGTGGATTTGACACTAGAATTAGTTCCATGTACCAGGAACCAGTATTTAGATTCTTCTCTGCCGTTTTATCTGAGCAAATTGGAAAAGATCCATCTATCAAGGTTATTATGCAAGTCTTATTAACAGACATCTTTAGTTCAGTTCATGTAGTTGGAGATAAATTGTATTACTGGACTTCCGGACAACCATCTGGGAATCCTTGTACTACGATTATAAACTGCATTGTCAATAGGCTTCTTATTCGAATGGCCTGGGTCGTTTGTCACGATTATAGGCTTTCATCATTAAAAGATTTCATAAATTATGTTCGAGATGTTGT